GTTGATAAGATTAAAAGATTTGGAAAATCAGTTGATGATGCAGTTGCTGATAGAAGGCTTGAACAAACCTATAGATATAAAAATTATGAGTTAAGAGAAAACGCATTTGGTGAACCAGGGGAAACTGTTGTTACAAAAACAGATGACATGGGTGAGTTTGGTTACAAAGAAGAATCTATGAGATTTAAAAAAGGTGGACAAACAGAAGATGGTTTTATGCCAGATGAGTATGAAGAAATGACTGTAAGACCAGACGCAGAGGGTAAATTAAAAGATGTTGAAGATGGAATTGAAGACGTATCAGAGATTATAGAAGAAGCTACAAAATCTGCACCACCAATTAAAAAAGCTGCAGGTGGACTTGCCTACATGTTAGGAGAATAATGTCTGTCAAAAAAACTTTAGGTATCAAAGCATATAATATTATGATGGGTCATCTGACTCGTAAGAAGATTCCTCAAACCGCAATCAAGACAGCAGACGAAGTTAAACAACCACCAGTTAAAGAAGAAATATCAGACAGAGAAGCAATCAATGCATTTATGAAACGTAATCCACAAGCTGATGGAGGACGTATTGGATTTAGAAAAGGCACACCTCTAGAGGACCTTTCTCCTGAAGTTCAACAACGTATTAAAGATTACGGTATAGAAAAATATAATAAATTAAATAAAAATCAAAAATACGACATTCGTAATCCTAAACGTTTAAACAAGACATTTAATTTTAAATTTAAAGGTCAAAATTTTCCAACTCAGGTGCTTGGTTTAAAAGATGCTAGTGCTAAAAATATACAAG